AATTGGTAGTTTGATGCTCCTGAATTTGTTCCGTTTCCGCTTATCTGTAAGTATGTTTTACCATCCGTATTATAAGTATTTAATGTTCTTAAATAAAGATATCTTCCCTGATCAGCATGACCTGAATGGTGTAATACAATCTCGTTTGCATCTGATCCGTTTGTTCCACCTGCATAAAAATACATAATCCCTGCATAGGTGCAACTATATTGTTCCCCACCTACAGCGTGATCATTAACAAAACAATTTACAAGGTAAGTCCCTGTTCCTAAGTTAGTACTACTCACGCCTGTATTCTGCCATGTAGGAGATAAAGTTACACTTGAAGTATAACTGAATGTGCTACTTGTTGATGTAAGGTATACATTTGAATCTAATGAGCCATCTGCTTTTAAGAATTGTGCTGATGTTCCACCGGGTACTATGAAGTTGGTAGCGGTAACTGAAGATGAGAATGTTGCTGCACCCGCTGCTGCAAGAGTTAATATATCAGTTCCTAATGTTATATTTCTAATACTAAATCCTGCATTTGTAAGAGATGTTATTCCTGATATTATAGCATAATTATAACCATTTGTATTAATTAATTTTAATTGAGCATAATCAGGGTTATTACCACTTAATTGCATTGCAGGTTGTCCACCTGCTGATACTGCTAATAAAGTTCCTGTAACTCTTGTATCTCCATTTACATCTAACAAGTACGAACTACTTGTGCTTGTCCCTAAAAGTAATTGACCACTTGAATTAAGTCGCATTTTTTCAGAACCATTTGTTTGAAACCCGATATAACCCGCACCAACTTGAACTATATTAAAAAATCCACCACTAACCGTATTTTCAAAATACATATTAGTACCTTCATGATACAAATACCCTTTAGCCACACCTCCAACTCCAAATCCATAAAGCGAATTAGTAACTCCATTTAAAAATATAGCTCCACGATTTGTACTTGAATATGGATTTGTACTATTATTAACAATAATATCCCCACCCGTAGTTACCGAAGAAGAAAAGGTTGCTGCACCTGTTGAAGATATTCTAAATCTTTCAGCAAATCCACTATTACTATTTGTTGAAATTGCAAAATATGTAGCTTGATTTTGATTAGTAGAGTTTTCTTTACCAGCTTTTAGTCCAACTCCAACATAAGAATATCCATACCCAAACATACCAGCGTTATTAGTAAATGTCAAGGTTGAACCATTATCTTGAGCTGCAACATCTATGTAATTTATATCAACAATTCCTCTTTGAGTATTGCTTAAATTATAATTTGTTCCATGAATAACTGCTGACCCATAAGATGTAGACCCTAATTCTGCAACCGGAAGTTCATTAACAGTCAATTTTGCTATAGGACTATTAGTTCCAATACCTACGTTATACCCAAAATAAACATCCCCATTTGGAAAGTTTATTTGATTATAGCCTGAATTCCCATTGTAATATATGCCATATCCTCCTACTCCAACACCATACCCAGTCCCAGACCCACCATAAATATGCCTCCAAGCATTAGCTCCTGTACCTGCATGATTATATATATCTAATGAATTTCCATTAGCATTATTTACGGTGTATATTTTTCCTGATTCAAAAGATACATTTCCATTTACATAAAATTTATATCCTGAATCTGTAGTAGTGCCGATTAAAGTATTTCCGTTAGATTTAATTTGTAGTTTAATTGCCCCACCACTATATAATGAAATAACATCATTACCTAATGAACCAAAATAAGCAATCCCATTAGCACCTTCCATAAAAGCACCACCATAAGTAGCATCATCTTTAGTACTAATGTATCCACCGACTACTTCTAATTTAGTTGCAGGAGTAGTTGTTCCTATTCCTACATTACCTCTAAAATATGATTGTGCACCTCCTATCCACGCTGCATCCCCTCCCGCATCCATAAATTTTGCCAATGAGTAGTTTGTATTACCTCCCCATCCCACAGCAAAATTAGGTACATTAATAATAAGACCATGTCCATAAGAAACATTCGCCACATTATTTGTGATATTAACAGCACCATAAGTACCATTATTTAAAGTATCTACAACATTTAACTTACCATTAGGTATAGTCGTTCCTATTCCTACATTACCACTACTGTTAATTCTTAAAGAAAGTGAGTTATTAGTATAAAAATCATGAAATGCATTTGAGTGATATTGTACATCACCAATTGAACCTACAGTAAAACCATATTGTTCTACACCTGAATTATATAAATATATTTTTAATTTATCTCTAGTTACACCGTTACTATAGTCATTACCTAACCAAATATAACTTGGAGTTGAGGTAGCACCAGCAGCACCACTTAATTTTATATTACCATTTACTTCAAGTTTAGCCCCCGGACTTGTTGTACCAATACCAACATTACCTGATGCATCAATAAGCATATCATAACGGCTGTCTGTATTATTATAAAAATACCAACCATATGTATCTAATCCAATACTCCTTGTTTCATATGGAGATTTTTCAAATAGTATACCTTGTGATTTGATACTTCCATTAACATCAAGTTTATACCCTGCGTCAGTTGTAGTTCCTATAAGTAAATTACCTGAAGAGTTAATTTGTGCTTTTTCATCTCCACCAACTCCAAATTTTAATGCAGACCCATAAGTTACCATATACATAGGTAATCCACTTGAGCCTTCAATTCTATTATTTACTCCATCCCATTGACCAAATATCATTTGGTTAGTTCCATTTGATTGAAATAATCTACTATATACATAGACATTCCCCGCTCCATCATCTACAATAGAACTATTCGCTAAAGCACTCCCACTAGTCCATTTTGAAATGTAATTTGTTGTACCCGTACCTGTAACAGTTCCTGTAGGAATAGCTTGAGTAGATAAAACACCTGACGCATCAGCCACGACCATTCTGCTACCTGTGCCTGCAAGGTTTGTAATGGTAGTTACACCTGTTGAACCAATTCTTAATAATTCTGCACCATTATTACCATTTCTAATTTGTAAAAATCCAACACTATTTTCAGTTAGTTTACCTATTGAGTAATCATTACCGGGACTTGAATTAAAAAACACACCACCAAAAGTAGTATTAGAACCAGTTGCACTTAAATCTCTTACACTTATTAAATCTCCACTATTAACATTAGGAGTGCCAGCAACAAAAAATTTAGTATCTGATACAACTTGACCACTCACCCTTGCAGTACCATTAACATCTAACTTATAGCCTGAGTCTGTAGTTGTATTTATTAAAACATTACCACTTGAAGTAATATACATTCTATTATTAGCACCATTTGTCCAAAAAGAAATACCTTGACTTGTTGCTGCTGCTAAAAATAAACCATCACCCGTTCCATTGTTTCCAAATACTCTATTGTATCCATTTGTTGTACCACCAAATCCTATAGTAGAATATCCAGCATAAGTTCCATCTGTTCCAACAATTGCTTGAGCACCAGATCCTATTGCTGCTTGACCAATAACATCAAGTTTTTTTGTAGGATTACTTGTCCCTATACCAACTAATCCTGCTGCTGTCTTTACAAAGCCATCACCGAAGTCATTCTTGTAAGATAAGGTAACCGTTTTATCACCTGTAACATTTTCATCAACCCACGTCCAACCATTTGCATATCCGTCATTAATATAATTATGAACAGACTCTACATATAATTTCGGCCAATATTGACCCCAAGTAAGTACGATTACTACTAATCCATTCTCTCTAGCTAACCTAACTACAGGAGCAAATGATCCTTTAGACGTAATTGTTGGACTAGTAAATGCATCAGCATATTGATGCCAACATACTTGTAAATCTAATGTTTGAGCACTTCCATATTGGAAACCTTTAATATTTACTGTGTATCCTTGAGCACCATAAGAAAAAGGAATGTTTGTTTTAATTTTTATGTATGCAGGATTATCCCCTGCTATATTAAGAACACCATAAGCAGTTGTACCAAACAACGCTGTAGTAGTTGATTCTAATCTATATAAAGGGTTTGTTGTTCCGACACCTACATATCCATTTTGTTTAACAACAAAGTTTTGTGAATAACCTACAAAGACATCGTTGTTTGCTTTTAAGATTGCATGTCCATTTGATGGGAATTCTAAATAACTATCTCCAAATATATTAGCACCTATTTTACCAACTACGGTAAGTGGGAAAGAACCTGAAGTAGTTCCGATTAGGACATTACCTGAAGTAGCAATACGCATTCTTTCAGCACCTGTTGTTTCAAATGCTTGGTAATTGTAAGCAGCAATTATTATAGGAGATGAATTCCAAGTTCTAATTACACCATTAGTTCCATCATAACCCATTTGTATTGAACCAATACTACCATTTAATGTATTAGAAAGTGATGTACTTGATATGCCACCAACAACGTGTAAAACGTCTATTGGACTAGTTGTCCCAATTCCTACATTACCTTTTATATATGTATTTCCTGTGACTGCCTGTATAGTCATTAAATTATCAGCTCCAGTTGAAGCAAATCGAAATAATGGTTGATCCCCTGAACCATAATTAGCAGCTGTAGGAATATGAAAACTAAGTTCTCTATTTGCAAGTGAATTACCTCTACCTATAAAATAATAATTTGAAGAATTAGCATCACTAGATGCATTATCTGGTAATGATAATCCACTCCATTGTTCTGCTGAATTATTAATTATTCTTATTACTCCTCGATAATTATTTGCTGATCCAGATCCATTAACTTGTAATGCGACTGTTGGTGTCGTAGTCCCTATTCCTACATTCGTACCATTATCATAAATAATAGATTCAGTAATAACATTTGAACCATTCCACTTAGTAAGTTTATTTGTAACTTGAGTTCCTAATTCTGCATATCTATTATCTAAATCTACAGTTAAAGAAGATAAACCATTTCTACCTAAAGTTAAAATACCTGTTGCTGTATCCCAAGCTAAACTAGTTGGATAATTGTTAGTATCAGATGCAGATATGGTTATTGTATCAGTTGTTGCATTAGTAGTAATAGCAATATTAGATCCATTAATAAAAGTTAATGTATCATTATTAGAATCAGCAACTATAGTACTTTCGCCTGCAACAGCAATATTTTTAAATATAGCTTGAGAAGAACCCAAGTCTGTATTTGTAATAGTAAGTGTACCTGATGATGTAATTGTTCCTCCACCGCTTATTCCTGTACCTGGAGTTATTGTAATAGATGTTACTGAACCTGTGCCTGCTCCAATATCAGAAAGCACTTCTGCAGCAGTTCTATATTTAACTAAACCACCATCTGAAACTAAAAAAGTATTTGATGCTGTAGTTAAGTTGGCTATAGTTGATACAGTTAATGTACCTGCTTGTATATTTTGACTGGTTAAAAATTTTATTGCCATCTATAATTTTATTTAATATCTGCACCGAAAGTACAATTTTTTATTTATAAAAAAGGGGGAAAACATGAATTTATGAAATCCCCCTTCATATAAATTTTATTAATTACCCTATTTTAATAATTAACACTTTAATAGGGTTAACTAAAACTGCTCCAAATGTAACAGTAACAGTATTTGAACTTGTTCTAACTACATCAGCATATACAGTTTCCATTGTAACTGAATCATATAATTGTACCATAACATCATATGAATTCATATTATGCGTTACAGGTCCTGATGCAGCAATAGTTATTTTAAACTCTCTACTTGTTATAGCAGTATTAGCTACTGTAGTTGCATTAGAAATTAATTGTGCTGGAGTAACTGCCTTAGTAGTAACTGAACCAGCAGTTGCTTCAACATCTGTTGCAATTAAAATTACACCAGGATTAGTTGTACTTGATGATTGGATATACTCAGTAGTATATGCTGTAATTACACCATTTGTTAATGAAACAGTATTAAATACCTCAATACCAGATGTAGTGTTATTTCCAATATCAACACTTGCTGTTGTACCAACAGTAGGGTTATAAGAACCAGTAGTTTGTGTACCTAAAATAACACCACCATTTTTAATAGTAACCTCACCAGCACCACTTACTGCAAAACTTGCAGCAGCAAAGCTAGCAATACCCACAGTAGTTGTAGTAGCTAAATCAATATTATTTTGAACTCTCGTCCAATCTGCTAATACAGTTGGAGTATTAATATTTGCAATAAGTAAATCACCAACTCTTACTTGTTCAGTAAAAAATAAACCATCTACTGTAACAGTATATGTAAATCCTCTATTAATAGTACCTGTAGGAGGTGTATCTAAGTTAGGTGTATTTGTTAAAGCATTATAACCGCCTTGATAAATTAAAGCACCAGAACCAGCTAATGTAGTATCTACATAGTTTTTAGTAGCAGCATCTTGAGCAACAGTTGGATTAGCAACATTTTCTAATTTATAACCACCAATGCTTAAGTCTGCAGTAGGTAAACCTAATTGACTTAATGATATACTTGAAATTAATGCTTTAGCCGCATTACCTGTTGAAAAATCATTAATTAAAATTGAATCACCACCCAATGCAACTACTTGAGTAGGTGCTGAATTTACAATGTTACTTGCTCCAGTATATTGAACAGAAATAGTACCAGTAGAAGTAATAGTACCACCAGTTAAACCAGAACCAGTAGCAACACTTGTTACAGTACCTAAATTTATAGCATTAATTGTTACAGTAGTTCCTGATACTGAAGTTGTAATACCAGTACCTCCCGTAAATGTAAATGTACCACTTGAAGTAATTGCAGTACCGGTTCCTGATCCAGCAGCTAATGTAATAGATGTAACTGTACCTTGGTATTGGTCAGTTGCATTAATAGTTAAGTTTGCTTGTGTACCTGTTATACTTATATTAGTACCAGCAGTAAGTGCAAGAACCCCTGTATTTACAATAGTTACAGTTGGATCACCACCATTCGGTGCTACCGTACTTGTTATACCAGAACCCGCTAAAATTTTTACTAATGCACCACTTCCAACAACTTGAGAAAGTCCAGTAGTAGCACCTATAGACCATGTATAAGGACTGGGAAGAGATGCCCATGTATTATCACCTCTTAAATAAGTAGATGCGCTTGGTGAACCTGTTGCACTTAAACTAACTGTAATAGCAGGTGTTGATGTTCCATTAGCAACTGCAGTTGAAATAAATGTAGAGTTAACACCTGTTACTTCTGTAACTGTACCATCTTTTCCAAATCCAGGAAATAATGAAAGTAAACTTTTTTTAATTGTACTATCTGTAGCATCACTAAACCATAATGTATCTTCACCTAATGGAACAGCAGTAGTAGCAGCTAAAATAGCATTTGATGCACCAGCATAAAGAATATTAACTGTAGGAGTTATAGTAGCAGTTCCAGTAACAGATATACCTGTACCGGCAGCTACTGAAGTTACTGTACCAACAAACTGATCAGCTGTTGTAATTGTTAACTGTGTACCACTTGTTCTTGTAATAGTAGTAGTACCAGCACCAGTTAAAGTAACATCATTGGTAGTAGAATCACTACCCGTTAATCTAATTGCAGTTCCTGTTGGAGCTGTAGCTAACGTGTAAGTTGTATTAAGTTCTTGTCCTGATTGAATTGGAACCCAACCCGCAGCTGTTTTTAACTGTAACTTATCTGTTACTGTGTCATAATAAATTTGTCCTTCCGTGGATGTTGAGGGTACAGTACTTAAATTTTGAATAACTGCATATTGCAATTCATTCTGATTTAGGTTAATACTACTTAAATATATAATTGCCATGTTTTTTTTGTTTTTCTTTTAAATTCTATTTAATTTAAATATGCATATCCAGCAAAAGCAGAACTAAATGTTATTGTTAATGTATGTGAACTATTGTAAACTATATCACCAACTACAACATGGTTTAAATTATCAACTACTGTTACTGATGGAAAACTTCCTAAATTATGATTTATAACCCAAACCAATAATGGCGCATCTTGTGAATGTATATAAGTTCCAACATTACATAAAATATTTTCAAGATCTATTATTGTACAAACATTAGTTGGTACAACTGGGCAAGACATACTTGCTTCTGAATTAATTATTGCTAATGGTTCAATAAAAATACCCATTTCTCCACTGTCAATAACTATTTTATTAGAAGCACTATTTTGCCAATCACATAAATACTTATTTAAAGTAGCCTTTTCAAAATCAATAAAACAACAAGGTTCTATACCAAATTTAATTTCTTTAAAATTTGTATATGCCTGTACTGCAAAAGTTTGCTCTATCTTAATTCTTTTAATAAGTGCCTGCTCCATATTTATTTATTTCTCAGATCTCTAATTTGTTGAGTGGCTAATTCTAAATTTAAATCTCTTGTTGACAATTCTTTTACTGGCAATTCTTTTGAAGGTGCTTGATTACTTAATTTTTTATTAGACCATTCATTAACACATGTTTTACATATGGCTATTCCTTGATCATCAAATGCTTTTTGACAACCACAAGTAAACGTTTTATTACAATTTGCACAATCCATAATAATTTATTTTTGGTTTATTTAAATATTTATAATACACTATTAGTATAGGTATGTACGTCCACCACAATTTCCTGATGGACAAATTACTTTATTTAATCTATCTTTTGCATAATTATACAATTGCATACCTTGAGCTGGAGATTGAGAATATTCAACATTAGCTACAGCAGCATCAATCATAATTTTAATGTAACCCATTTCATTTAATAAATCTTGTTTAGATGATTGAGGTTGACATGCTTGAACATCTATATCACATAATACTTCATAGTATTTTGTCATTAATCTGCTTACTCTTAAGTGATTGTATTCAACATAAACTTTTAAATTTGGAGAAACACTATATCTAATAACATAAATACCATCAGGAATTTCTTGTTGTACAGTACCACAATTAACTTTTTGTATTGCAAGTGTACATGCAGTTAAACACATATCAAATTCTTTTGTTACTTTTAGTAACATAGGTACTGTAAATCCAGGAAGTGTTATTAATAATTCTTCACAATCAACAGCTAATTCTGAAGAATACTGACTAGTATCTTTAATACATAAAAGATTGCAGTTAGATACCGTTGGTATTTCTAAGCTTAATATATGTTTGTCAGCCATTTTTATATTTGTTTTTATACACTATATATATAATATACAAAAAAAATAGAACAAAGAAAAAAAAAAGAGTAGGAGTTTTTACCCCCTACTCTAATTTTAATAGAATAATCTTTCTAAGGTATATTGATTACCAGTAAGAATTAGTTTCTAATGCAATGTTATTACCAGCAGTATTTGCTAAAGCAACTACTTTGTTAACTAAAGCTAATACATTTGTGTTAGCGGTTGTATCAGAGCATTTTACATATATTTGGTAAACATATTGATCATTATCAAACACACCACTTGGGTTGTTAAATCTTGGAACAGTATGTTGAATATAGTATGCTTTGTAAATAGCAGATCTATCAACAGCAGCTAAAAGCTCATCAGACATTTCAATTTCTCTGATTCTCGCACTATCAACATTTCCTTGATTGAAAGGAGATTGTCTGTATGATTCAGATAAGATTAAATCTCTAACTACGTTTTCACCTTGAGTTTGTTGCATTTGACCAGGAGTGCTTGTAGCAACACCACAATCATTACATGGATTTCCAGTTTCATCAAGAATAGAAGCAATGATAACTACAGGTTCAGCGTTAAAATGATCTCTAGTATCAAATGAACAGTTACCAAATTTAGTATCAACATAAGCTCCTACAAAATTAACTGTAGCACTAATTTTAGTTGTACCATTAGGATCAGTTGAAGGAACATAGTTTCCAGAACCAGCTGTACCTAAAGTTTGAGCAATAGTATATACAGATTGTACACTTACAGTACCAGTAGTTGCAGTAACTACAACACCACCAGCAGTAAGAGCTGTAACTGTTAAAGTTCCACCAGTTCCACCAGCAACTGTTAATACATCACCTACTACATATCCAGCACCACGTGCAGCAACACTATAAGTAGCAATAGCACCAGAAGATACAGTTAAAATATTAACTTTAAATCCTGATCCAGAACCACCAGTAGTAGCAACACCAGAAGTAACAGAATATCCAGAACCACCAACTAATGTAGCAGTCAATACACCATCAACGTCACCTTCAGCAACAAATGGTTTAATTAAAGGATTAGCAAGAACCATTTGAGCCATAGTAGCAGAAACTAATGCTGGATCTAAAAATTCTTGTCCATCAATACAGCAAATGTTTGCACTATCACCAATAGAATAAGCATTGTGATTTAAGAAACGCAATGTTGGAGAACCCTTAACATCCATTCTCATGAATTGAGTTTTTCCACAAGGAGCACAATTAGATGCTAATGACAAAGAAGCAGTAGATTGTTGAGCCAATAAACAATTGGTAACCCATACTCTTGAAATAAATTTAGGATTGATACCTTTTGATTTAACAGATTCCTTGTAACCACCGTTACCTGGATTGTTTCCAATAGTATCTTTAGTGTAATAGCTACCTTGTACAAGATAAGCCAATGAATTAGCGGGTAAAGTACCTCCAGAAATAGCAATTGTTTGCCATGTTGAATCAGTAACTAAACCAAGCTGTCCAGCAGTTAATGCTGAGGTTGCAGTTCCGGCAGAAGCCTGAGTAGAAGTTGCAACAAACGTTTTGTAAAACGCATGATTGAAATAAGCCATAATTTTTGTTTTTTATTGTTAATAAATATATAAATTTGTACTACGTGTACATGTATAATATAAGCAAAAGTTTTTAATTTCTAATTATGATAAGAAAATTAATTTATATTTTGTTGAGTTAATTGAATCTTTTACAAGATCTAGATTATTTACAATCTCTGAGTAAGGCATAATTGATTGTAATTCTACTACTTCTTCAGTTAATTCTCTTAAATATACAATAGCCTCTTTCACACTATTTAATACTATAGGTGCATCATTTTCATATTTTAACAATGTTTCTGATGCTCCTTGAAATCCTTCAGCTAATGTATCCGCATGCCCATGCATTGTATCATATAACTCATTTAAAGCTATGTGTTGTGCATATGAACCAACTCCAGTAAGTTGTAAATGTAATTTATGCAAACTAGTAGCTGCATTCATTAAAGCTGTAACCACTTGAGCTGTTTCTTGACCTAATTCAGCATTGGGTCTTTTTAAAGTTTTTTCACTTTTTTCTTCAGTGTTAGTAGTTTTTAATGCTCTCATAATTAATTATTTCTTTCAGCAGAACCTTGGCCCCTTTGTTGTTGATAAATGTTCTCTATATCTCCTGCAATAAGTGAAGCCGTATCATCTAATAATACCTCAACAACGTCATCTTTAAACTGACAAGGTATATTAGTTGTACTAACTACACCTGTGTACGGATCAACACACCCTAGTATTTGTATATAGATAGGTTTTTGATAATAAGTCAATACAGGATTTACAATATTAAAATCTGGTTTTCTATAGATTCTGATCTTGTTTCCTAACATTGTACAAAATGTTTCACCCCACTCAAAGTTTGGATCTTTCAACGGATCTCTTAATAATACAGAAACATTAGCTTCTTCAGCTAAATATACAGTCATTGATCTAGGATCAGGACAACATTCACTTGTAGCATCAGTGCTTACTCTTTTGTATTCTAAATAAGTACTTACTGGAAAGTTATCTGTTTCAAAATACTGATCAGTTACAACTCCTGTTAAAGATAACTCTCTTAACAGGGGTTGTAAATCATCAATTCTTCTTTTAGATAATTCATCACCCTCTTTGTACATATTACCTCCGTGCAAATTTCTTCTGCACCAGTCTATCTGTACTTTATTAAACGCTTCAACAAATTGCCAACATTCTATATTATCATAGTCCTGGCTATCTAGTTTATTTAGTCTTTGCTTTAATTTAATTAAGAGCGTATTATTATCCATTTTTTATCTTTTAAGAGTTCCAGTATGGCTCTACTTTATTAAGTAATGCCATCAATGTTTCTTCATTCTCTGGATTCTTTAAAAATTCCAAACATTCAGATGGTGATTTACCTAATCTTATTCCACTATCAATTGGTTCAATCCAACCTCCAGCTTTAGTAGTAATAAATCTATAATATAAAGAGTCTTTAATTAAAGCTCTTATTTTTAATTCTTCCATTGATAACCCAGATATTTCTAAGAATTGTGAAGCAGCTCTTTTCTTAGAAGATTCAGCTCCATTTCCATGAATGTATTCATCCATGTTTTCATAAAGAATATCATTAGGTGTATTTTTTACATACTGTACACTATCAGCATCACAGATTTTAGCAACATACATTAATTTTGAAGCATTTGAATCATACATTTTTTGTAGTTCAACTAATGCTTTATTTTTTAATTTACTAAGTTCTGTTCTAGTACTTAATGTTTCTTCCATTGTATCAAGATAGAATTTAGGTGGATTACCTGATTCTCTTGCTTCTCTTAATGATTTTGCTACAATAGAAAAACCTCCTGCGTGAATAGCATGTAATTTAATTAAGTCATAAGGATCTTTTTGTGGATCTAAAAAAACAGGATCATTACCACATCTTAAACTAATCTTATCCCAAAATTTTGAATTATCAGGCTTCATTACTGTAAGCTTATTCCAAAAATCTTTGTCATCAATAGCAACAACATTAGCTGCTAATTCTGCTTCTAATTGAGCAACAATAGTTCTAATTTCTTTTACTTTAGCTTCTTTTTCTTTTGGAGGTAACATTTTTACATCAGGAGCAAATTCATTTAATCCTGTAACATAACGTTTAACTCCATTCATTTCTAAACAAGCTAATGTTTCTTCATGAAATACTCCATCATGCAAAGCTAATCCATAATGCTCTAAACCCATGTTCTCTTTAGAAGAGTTAAAATAGGGACGTATAGCAATAGTTTGATTTTTTGTTTGCTGATACTTTTCTACAATTGTGTAATCATTCATAATTTGGTTTTCTTTAAAATTTAATAATTGTTTTTTCATAGTCAAAAGTACATAATTATGTACAAATTATTATTATTAATATTTCTAAAGTAAGTTTTTTATTCTTACTCCAGTTTATTTGACTTAAGCCGCGTAAACAATTTTTAATACTCCATCTGTGTGATACAAATCTCCATTAACTAATCCTACTGCTTTTGCTGCAGCATTATCTACATAATTTCTAACCAATATATCTTTACCTACAGCTTTTGAAGCAATAATCTCAGAAACATTTAAGTTTGAAAACTCATATGTTTTATTTGCTTTTTTTATATCTAGTGCCATTTTATTTTTTTTTAAAGATTAAAAAAAGGGAGGAGCGTTAACCCCTCCCGTTTTAATTATTGATTATTAGAATGATCCACCAGTAATTGGGTTTCTCATTACAATTTTTAAGACTTTAGTTGGATCTTTAACCCAGATAGCAGGCATAGTTTGTGACATCATTACACGGTATCCATTAAAGTTACCTGTAGATGCAAAACCTTGAGTTCTTCCCATATAATCCATAGTTCCATTTTGGTAGAACCATTTCAATTGATTATCCCAAGATAATTTCAATAAATGGATGTTATCATTTCCTTCATCTGTTACGTCAAAGATAATAAAGCTATAAGAACTTAATGGACGACCATCAATTAATGGATTCTCAATATCATTAGTATTCAAGTTATCAAACGCTGGGTTCAATACAAACTTAACGTTAGCTAAGAAAGGAATAGTAAATGAAGTGTAAGCAAATCCATAATCTAGATCCATTCCAGAACCTTTAACAGCTCCAATATCACTAGCATTTTGTACTAAACCAGAACCATATACTTCATCAGCAATAGCTTTGTTGATCAATTGCATACCACCAATACCTGTTTGAACAACAAGTGATCTTTGTGGATCTGGACCTTTGAACTCAACTTTACCTTGGTAGAAGTTATACAATTCAGATTTAAACATATCAAGTGTGAAAGAAGACTTGTTGTAAACTCTTTTGAATGAGTTATCCAACTGTGCCCATAATCCCACAGATAATCTAATATCATCTGGACCATCTTGTTTGATTCTACCACCTTTACCCCACATTAAGTAAGTTTCAATGTCAGAAGCAATTTTTGATAAATGCGCAGCTTCCATGTTAGTGATAAATGTTCTAGTCAATGAACCATTTTCAAATGCTTCTCTTGCACCAGCTTTACCCATGTTAGCAATTAATCCTTCAATACTAGGTACAGCAGGATCATTGTTAGCACCAAAGTTTCTCCAGATTTCAGTTACAGGTACAGTACCATCTGCATTCAAACCACCTTTGATCATAAGATCAGCACGGCTAGAAATAGAATAATGTACGTGTGCTTCAGCTCCTCCTACAAAGTTGTAGAATTCACGGAAACCAGAACCTGTTTCAATGTCAGAAAATCTTTCTCCGTACTCACCTCTTGCAGAACCTTTTCTGAAGAATTTAGTACCTTTAGCTAAATACTTATTATCTAAGCTAGCTACGTTGTTGTTGTTTACTAATTGAACAGTATAGATAAAACCGTCACCAGCAGGGATGATATCATCAGCTGTGATGTAAAGTTCTAAACCATTGTACTTGTCATAAGTGATAATATCACCATGTCCAAATGTTCTTTTAGAAATTTTAATTTTGAATGTTGTACCATCTACACCTTTAGAAGCGTTAGCTGGTTCAATGTCTGCCACAATGTATGGAAGATCTTGCGCAATAGGAGTTTGCCATTTGTACTCACCACGAGCATTGTCCACCATGATAGTGTTCTTTCCACCAAATGAAGCCATTTGATAAAGAGGCATTTCAACTTTTTGAGTCATTGCCCATAAATCAATTGGTCCCATATCCATTGGTTCTGCTGAACCAAGCATCTGAGTCAAGTGATAAGAATCTACATGAGAACTTGCTTTGTAGCTAGTGTCTCTTAGGAAAATCCCATTATTTAATACTGGAGTTGCCATAATTTTAAATTGTTTTTAGTTATTAATTATTTATATTTTTGATTGTTAAATCCTTTTGAAAATGTTATTGGTTCTAGGTAATTTTTTAGTTGGTTGTTTTCTTGTTTCTTCATCTTTATCTTGAATCCCAAGAGAACTTGAACTATGGTTACCCTGTTCTGTTTTTAGTTTTCTTACTGTTTGCTCAATACTTTGTTGAGCTCCTTTATCCATGATCTTTGCTTTATATCCTTCTGGATCTTGCAATAACCATAATGCTTCTGATATTAATTTATAATTTGGTTCTACAAATTGATACTTCTCTAATAGATGTCCTAATAGATTTGTATTCCTTCCACTTACTGAAGGATAACTTGGTTGAACTAAACCATTATACAACATTGCTTGAGTTTTTCTATCAACTTTAATGTCTCCCAAGTTGCCATCTTTTAAAGTATCATATACATTTTGCATATAAGCTTTAGATGCTTGTTCTTGTTGTTTTTGTTTTAGTTGTTGCTCTTGCACTTTCTTGATAACAATTTGTTCTGCCATCTTATCCAACTTTGGTTTAAATTTAGCAGCTTGTTGTTCAAGTTTTCCTAAATCTTTCCAAATTTCAATTTCTTCAGCAATCTCATCAGAAGTACCATAACCAGTAGCATTTAAATACTCTTTAATAATAATCTCTTGATCTCTTTCAGATTTAATATCTAAATCCTTAGTTTCTTCTACTTGACCTAAAGTAGAAAACAAACCTTTTAAGTCAGTACCACCATCTGCCACGTATCTTGCTGCAATTTGTAACTCTTCAGGTAAGCTAGCAAAAAACTGTTTAGGTGTTTCACGTCTTACTTGATTAGCTTTTTCTTCCAAATTAGCTTCAATTAATTCTTCCCAATCCTTTGCTGTATATTCATCAAAAGATTTTTCATCATCAAAAGGTACTAATTTATCTTCTTTAATCATTTTTGAGAAGACATCTGAAATTCCAGAAATAGATTTTCTACCTCTAGTTTCTTTTTTTTCTTCATCATCTTCATCACCTAAACTTTCAAGAATGCTTTTACCGTCTTCTTTAGTTGGTTTAGGTGTAGTCTCATCTTCATCATCTGCAAGAAGATCTGCACTTGATGTTGGAGTTTTACCTTTATCAGTTAAATTATCTGCATCATCTGCATCTGGATCAGCAAATGAAAAATCTGCTTTTTTATTTATTCCTGAAAAAATGTTATTTGTAGCTTTAGTATCTTTTCCAGATGGCAAAGTCATGTCATCACCGCTGGGTGCTGCATTGAATATTGTATCTAAATCAATATCTAAAGTCTCTACATTACTACTCATTGCGTTGTTTTTGGTACTCATCTTATTGTTGGTTTAATAATTAATACTTTATATATATAATATAGTAAATCTTTAATTAGTTTGCATCATGCTAAACTTATTATATTTGATAATATTGCAAAGTTTTTTGCAGTATATAGCTAACGCAAACTATTTATCTTTTGGTTTTTTAGTATCATACTTGTTTTTATTCTGTATGGCTATATCTAACTGTGTTTTTGCTATTTGTGTTTGTGCTGCAATTCTTTCTCTTTCAACTTGAAGTTTCTGTGCTTCTGTAGATGACTTACTTACCATCTCCTCACGTTTCATATTCATTTGTTCTCTATATTGAGTTGTTTGTTGAATATCCTTTAATGCATCTTGGTAATCATTTACCTCATTTTTATTTATATCTACACCGGCACCATACCCAGCAGCTCTAATTTCAGCAATAGTAATATCATTCTGTCTATCCTTTTCAGCTTCTACTTGTAGCATCTGTGTTTTCATTTGAGCTTCCTGCGCCTGTGCTTGTAACTGTTGTTCTTGCATTTGACGTTGTTGTTGCATTTCTTCTTGTCTCTGAGCTGTTATTCTTGCTTCAGAATCTTTTAAGATATCTGTTACTTCACCAATAGAATCTGCTTTAACAATATTACCTAGTTCATATATACTAGCACCTGTTGTGTTATTAGTTAATGCCATTTGCTTTAACTGTTCAAGAATAGCTCTATGATTTGTTTTAGTTGTAGCAAATACATTGAAATCTCTTAATAAAAGATCTGTACCATTGATTGTAAAGTTTACCTTATCTGCTTCCGTAGAGATATAACTTAATCTTACACTTGGATTGGTACTATAATAGAACTGAGCTAAGTCTGTTCTCATTTGATGTACTCTTGGCATTAACTGATCAGAATGCTGTACAAAATAAATTTCTGTTTGAGCATATGATTGTTGCATTGCATTCATTACTCCAGTAGCTGTTTCTGCTGATACAGCACCACCCAATCTCTGTGGGTTAATACCAATTGCATCAAAACATTGTTGTTTAAAATAATTAGCTAATTGTATTCTACTCATCAATCTACTAGTTTGCTCCATGTTTAGAGTCTGGTAGTGTTGGAAGTTTACTGCATTTTCTGTATTAGTAATTGAAGTATCAAGAGGAAGCATTTGGAAATCCTTCATAGCTACATATGCTTTGGCATAATTGTTTTTACCCCAATCTTCACCCATTGAGTGACGTGGTAATGCATTCTGGTCAAACATAATTACTGTACCTAATTCATCAATTAAGATATCAGCAATCTGATTATTAACCATATTGTATCCAACTTGGTATGCTTTCATTAAATCTACCAAAGAAGTAGATCTTGTATTTCTATCAGAGAATACTCTACCCTCTACAGGTAACTTGCAACCATATAAAGAATTATTTCCTTTAAATTGGAATGGTAGTCTTCCCGGTTTAGTTCTATTAATACCTAAATAAATAGGATTAATTTCACTACTTGTAGAACTTTTCCACATAGCAGGTACATTTGGTCCTACTTTTACACCACCCCAGATTTCATTAATCCAAATCCAATCAAGATGTTCTCCTTGTAGTAAAGTATCTTTTGTTTTATTTTTGAAGATTGATGTATCATAAACAGGTTTTTCTGTTACTTTAAATGTTTCATCAACTATCTCTTGAGTTACTTCACCATCAAATTCTATCTTAGTAAGATGTCCAATTTTTCTTTGAGTCTTCCAATAAATTGTAGAAACTCTCATTAAATTACCATCACCAAAATAAGCTAAGTCTTCACTCTCTCCTAAAATTTGATTTAATATATCACCACCTCTGGCAGGATCTGCCATGTAATTACTTGTATATTGTCTATAAGCTAAACCTGGTGAATTAGTATTCCATGCGTGTGATCTTGTTGCATCATAGTAAGAACCATCATTTTGATATCCATTAACTTGATACTGAGCTGATCTTGCTGGATAAATTCTTTGTAATGATTCCAATTGTTCTTGGCTCATTAAATATCCATATTTATCTACAACGTCAGATACTGTCATCAAATCTACTTTACCAACATATGCTGAGTCAGAAATATATCTTTGATCTGGAGACTTTTGGTAGAATGTTAAAACAGGATTCCATAATTCAATATCATAATCATCTTCTAACATACGGAAATGCCAGAACTCTCTATCAGCAATAAGCATATCCCTAAAGCCTCTTTCTTCAAGCTCTTGCATTTTGAATCTTTCTTCATCAACATTTAATTGATGGGTTGCCCATTCTTCTACAGAACTTCTATATGACTTACTAAAAAAGTCTTCAATTTCAGGTAATGTTTTAATATTTTCAGGAGCAAGTTGTTGTTTAGCTTCATCAGATGATGGATCTAAACCCATTTGAATCATCTTTTGTACTAAATTTCTTTCAGCATCTGCAAGTAAAGCTTCTTCAACTTGCATTCTCTTTTGCTCAAGCATTTCATTATAAGATCTATCATCAACTGCTCTGAATTGTACTTTATTGTATCTTTTAGAAAACTCCCCACTTAATACATTAATTACATTTGGGATGATAGGATAAAATTTAAGTTCTAAAGCTGAATCATTTTCTTTAGTTAAAACATCCATTAAATCTTTATAGTCATTATCAGGTTCAACTATATAGTCTGTTTTATCTATGATTCCTTTGGCTAATTTGTAATTTTTTAAAAGTCTTCTGGCATTAAGTTTTAAAAATTGAATACCTTGGAGTTCTAACCAATCTAAATTCCAAGCGGCCCAATCATCTGTTTTTTCAGAATAAGGTAAAAATTGAATAGGTTGCGTTAAACTAGAAAAGGTAGGTCCTTCAGTTTTTTTTGCACCAGCCTTTAACTGCATTGCATTAAGTACTTTCATTCTAAATTTAATTTAGTTAATTTATTTATAATTTTTGAAGCCTGATCTTTTAATTGTATTTCCAGTATTGTTTCCTCTACGTCCAATATTTTTAAACGGACTATACTTTAATTTATACAAATTTTCTGAATTTACCAAAGATTTTTCTTCTGATTCACGTCTTTTTGAAAAACCCCTGTTTGATTGTTGTATTTTTACAAAAGCTATTAAAGCTCCAAATGCCACTAATCTATCCACGTTAAGTCCAGGATAATATGCAAGCATTTCTTTTATTAACATTCCATCAGGTATTCTTTCAACACCTAATGTTTGATTTGTAACAACACCACTGACATCAGTTTCTTCATCTATAACTTCTCTTAAAAACTCAATTGCATATGATATCAAATGGCTTTTAAATAATGTACCTGTATTTTTCCATCCATATTCTTGATAAACAGTATTGTTTGAACCAAGATCTTTTAAAAATAAGATTTGTTGTTTAGGTACTAAATATCTTTGTTTCTTTCTAGAAATCATATGTTGTATAAACAAAGATATGTTATTCTCAACTATAGTCCAGGCATTATACCATTCTATAATTAATTCTAATCTTTCATGTGTTTTATTAATATCATCAAATCTACCACACCAAGATGCTACAATTTTATCTTTCTCTAAAAATTGTTCTACATCTCCAGATATCATAGTCCTTGTAACCTCTGTTGCATTCTTATAAACAAAAATACTACACAAGGAATCTGATGTAGTTGTCTTGCCTTCTGATACAGGGTCAATAGAGGCGTAATAAGCCCCGAACTCTGGACTCTTGACTGGACGTTCCCAAACAACAATACTTCCCGTCTTATCCACTTGTTTCCTGTCTACAGGGAATCTGCTTATTGGAAGTTTGTTTGTTCTTTTAGCAAATATACCTTTCTCATCTCTATCTAATTCAATAAGTTCATAAGGATATTCTTTTTCTTCAATTCTTTTTTGTTGTCTACTAAGAATACCTTGTGGAAATACAGATGCTTTTCTATATGCAAAAGCTTCTGCAATGTTTAAAGGTTTTTGAGATATCCTTAATTGAAACTGTTCACCATTTAATTCATTCTTCCATCTTTCTCTTTCTTCATGGATTGCTACTTCAGCTTCTTTTACTAATGAGTTTCCGTAGTCATCAATGTATGGAGGCATTGACCATTGTTCTGGAATAAATAATCCTGCCATACCTATTGTACCATCTGCATCAATAAGATCAGTTTCAACAGCATATATGTCATTTGCTACTGGGTTAGTAATCATTTCTTTCAAAGGATTACATTGTTCTAAATCTCCTACTGAACCAGCAGCAATAAACATACCTGTAGTAATCATACCTGAAGACATAGCAGGACGTAAGTACTCATATGTTTCAGACATCTTTGGAGCAATGCCGGCTTCCTCATGAAAGAAATAGGAACAA